GGTGTTGGCCTTGCCGCTAAAGGCTTGGGCGTGTTCAAGAAGGGCGGCGCTGTTGAAGATGTCGCGTATAGGGATAAACCCGCAGGCTTGGCTGATCTTGCAATCTATAACATGGGCTGAAGAACATGGCACTCCCAAACTCAGAAAATATCACTTCGCAATTGGCGAAACTGCCTGACGCGGCCTTGAAACAAATGGCCATGATGCACAAGGCCGACCCGTACATACTGCCTTTAATCATCTCTGAAGATGGTCGCCGTAAACGCACGCGTCAAGCCGCGCAATCCCAGATGGCGATGGCGCAGCCCAAAGTAGCCGATGCGGCGGTAGATCAGATGGGTATTGCACAACTACCCGCGCCCAACATTCAAGGTATGGCTGATGGCGGTATTGCGGGCTACGACGACAATCAGTTTGACTTTGCTCAACGCAACGAGCCTGTAATCCGCATGTCTAAGGGCGGCCACGTTCCTCGTTATCAAGGCGTTCCAACGGCTATGGGCGGTGATGGTAGTCTAGTTAAATCGTCTATTCAGAAGATTGAAGAAGCAAATATTGCGGCCCTTGGGCCCCTTGCACAGCAGTTTAAACAAGCTGAACAGCAGTTTATTGCCGCTGCAAAGTCTGGCGACCAGCAAGCCATAGCGCAATATATGCAGGCCAAGGAAGTTTTGCGCAAACAACTAGAAGAAACCGTGACATCTAAGTTTGGTAATCAGGCGCCTAAAGTACTAAATCAGCTCTTGTCTTCTGACAGTGCGGCCCCTGCTGCGCCTGTTGTTCCTGTTGTTCCTGTTGTTCCTGCAGAGGCCAAAGCTCCGGCTGTTTCAGCTTCCGATGTTGCGGCAAGCACTGCCCCTTCAGCCTCTACTAAAAAAACTTCTAATGCCCCTGCGGCACCACCCCCACAAGGCGGGCAAGGCGCGGCTTCGGGTCAAGGTATTCAGAGCATTTACGAGTTGTTTGCTGGCCCTAAGAATAAACGTGATACTGAACTGAATGAAATTCGAGAACTTATACGTCAGCAAGGTGAGGCTGAGACGTCTTCTGCCCAGAGACAATTAAACCAGCTTAAAACCGATATTACGGCGCAGGGTGAGTACGGCAAAGACCGCGAAGCCAAGCTCAAAGCTAAAGAAGAGCGGATTGGTAGAGAAGAAAGCAAGGCTGGCAATTTAGCGCTTTTGGAAGCGGGTCTAGCTATGATGTCAGGTACTTCCGCTAATGCGTTTGCAAACATTGGTCAGGGTGCTTTGGTTGGAACAGCCGCATACCGTAAGAGTTTAGACAAGATTTCAGACGCTCGGGACAAGCTTGAGGACGCTTACGGTCGTTTGGAAGACGTTCGCTTTAACCAGAAGAACCTGAACAACTCCGAGATTCGTAAAGCTACTGCCGACGTGGATAAAGCGACCAACGCAGGACTTAAGAGCCTTACAGACTTTGCTGTTACACGCTACGGCATGTCTCGCGAAGATGCCAAGACCATGTTTACAGGCGCTATGCAAGAACGTGTGGCAAATATTGGCGCGGGTGCCACTAGATATGCCGCAGACAAACGGTCAGCGGACAACAAAGACTACATAAATGCAGTTAAGGGGTCAGGCGCTATTGAGCAGGCCCGTAGGAACGTGATGGAACAGGTCATGAAGACTAACAAGTACGGCACGCCTGAAGAAATTCAAACTGCGTTTGAAGCGGAGTGGAAAAAAACCTTGCAATTAAATCCAGAACTGGCAAAATTAGCGGGTACTGCCGGGGGCGGCAGTGCACCTTCATCTGGCGCCGATTTTGTTTTAAATCCCCAGACAGGAAAACTTGAACCAAGAAAGTAAACTATGAGCTACACCGTTGCTTTGCCTGATGGACGAACCGTTGAATTTCCAGACAACGTACCAAAAGAAAAAGCAGCGGAGATCCTTCGGGAACAACTTGGCATAGGCGGTTCTCCAGAAGAAGGCTTTGTTCCTGCTGTTAAAGCAGGCATCTCTGGTTTAAAAAGCGCGGGGGCTGCGCTTGCTGGCCGTACAGGTGTCATGGACACCGCGCGTGCCAAGCAGATCATGGCCGAGGAAGAAGCGTACCAACAACGTACCTTCAAGCCTACAGAAAAAGGCTGGTCGGGAGCGCCAGTCACTAAATTTACCGAGTTGCTTGGCGGCTCTTTGCCATACATTGCAGCTCCACTAGCGGCAGGCGCTGCGGCTACGTTTGGCGGTGCTCCGGCCCTTGCCGCTACTGGCTTGGGTGCTTTAGTCTCAGGCGGCCAGTTTACTGGCCAGTTTTTGAAACGCCAGACTGAGGAAGGTACACCGCTCGAGCAGACAAACTTAGCCGCCGCTGCTGGCGCAGGTTCTGTTGCAGGTGCTCTTGACTTACTGTCTTTCAAAATGTTCCCTGCTATTCGGGGCATTTTTGGTGCGGCAGGTAAAGAACTTTCTCAGGACGCCGCTGAACAGATTGCCAAGCAAGGCATGACAAAAATGTTGGGGGACTACTCCAAAGCTACTGGTAAAGCTATTGGCGCAGAGAGTACTACAGAAGTAGCACAGCAATTCCTTGAGCGTTTACAAGCGGGTTTAAAACTTACAGACGCACAAGCTCGTGACGAGTATTGGGATAGTTTGATTGGTGGCGCTGTGTTGGGTGGCGCACTTGCCCCTGCCGGTCGTTACATTGAGCGTGGGCGGATTAAAACCCAACAAGCAGAAGAAGCTCGTGCAGAACAAGCCAAGCAAGTGCAAGCACAAGAAGCCGAGAAGCAGCGCTTGGAGCAAGAGAAAGCCGCGTACCGACAGACCCCTGAGTACTTGGACGAGATTCAGACTCGCTACGCTGACTTGCAAAAGCAAGAAGCGGACTTGTTGGCGCGTATTAAAGGCAGACCCGCCGAAGGTGATCTGGCCGCAGTAGCAGACAAACAAGAAGCGCGCGCTCAGATCAAAGAGTTGCGCAAATCTGATGAGTACACAGGCACAGTTGAAGAGTACCGTCAAGCCAAGAAAGCTATTGATGAGCGTGCCAAAGAGACAGCCAACAAAGCTGCAATTGAAGAAGCTGCCAAAGTGCCCGGCGCACAGATGGATTTGTTTGGCGCTATCCCTGAAGCAAGGGATCAGTCTCCTGTTGGCCAATTGCGTACGCTCGACACCCAGATCAAAGGTCTTAACGCACAGATTGCCGAAGCTACAAAGACTGGCGATCAGGCACAGATTCAAGCGCTTACCAATCAGCAGTTTGACTTGCAAAAGCAATTTCAATCAATGGCCCCAACACCGACAAGCTATGCGGCTATGCGGGACACGGTCACCAAACAGATTGAAGGTTTGCGCACTAAGTTGCAAGCGGCCACTAGTACTGACGACATGGAGCGCCTTGTCAACAGTATCAAACAAAATAAAGATGCGCTAGCGCAGCTTGACGAACTAAAACCTTTTGTTGCCGAAGCCCCCAAGCAAACTGACGTTGCATCTCGTGACGTTGAAATTAAAGACTTGCGCAAGAAAGTTGCCCGTTACCAAGAGCTTGGCGATGATGAAGCGATTGCTAAACTAATCCCCCGCCTCAAAGAGCTGGAGGCCGTGCCCACACTAATGGAAGGCGATCAGTTCCGCAACGTACCAACAGACGACTTGTTTGCCGCTCAGATTGACGAAGGCGCAAGAGAAGCCCGTGAAACACGGGAGAGCGTTGAAGCTGAGATTGAAAGACTCCGCGCTATTGCCGAGAAGAACAAAGGACGGTCACCTGTTGAGCAGGCAATTTTTGACAAAGACTTGGAAGAAGCCCGTGGACTGTTGGCGCTGTTTGATAAGAGCGAGCAGGACTGGAACAAGTTAAAGCAAGACCCTGCCAACATTGAGTACCGCAACGACCGCGACGAGCTTAAAGAAACGTTGGAAAAAGACATCAAAGAGTTGGCTAAAAAAGAAGGCGTTAAAGGCGCCATGCTACCTAGCCGTGAAACGTTTGAGTTGGGCGTAAAGCGCAAAGCTTTGGATAACTTAAACCGCCGTATGGAGACGGCTGATCGCTACAAAGACACAACGCCTTTGGCACAGAATCTTATTGGTGAGCGCACGGACGAGAACGTCTCAGCGTTGCTTGACTACTATTTACCCAAGCTGAAACCTGCACAAGAAGGGTTTGATAAGCAGACCAATCGTGCGGCTATGGCCAAAGAAGCCAAAGAGTTACGTGCAAAGATGCACGACGATCTGATTGATCTGTATGACGCGGTCAAAGTCAAGGACATTACTGAGCAACGCAAGAGCACAAACACGTTTATCTTCAACGCGACACGCCTTGTCAATATCAACAGAATTTTGGCCAACGGTAAAGCGCTTGAGCGTGAAGCCGGGCTTGGTTTGCGTGAGCAACTGTTAACCATTACAGACGACATTCAAAAAACTGTCGACAACCTTACACGCGCAAACGTAGAGCTGCGCAAGCTGGACAAAGAAATCAAAGAGATTGGCCAGCCAACTTCTGCGGAACAAGCAGAAGCGCTGGGGGCAATGGAGAAACGCCGCGACACATTGGCGGTTGAACTTAAAAAGCTGCAGGCCAAAACAGGTTGGGAAGACAAGTCTGATGCCGTAGTCGAGCGCTATAGCCAAGTCATTGGTGAAGACCGCGAACTGATTAGAGGCCAGCGCCAGCTTCCTATTGAGCGTACAGAGGGCACCGCTAACCGCATTGATGCTGTGACCCGTGAGTTGCGCCTTGTAAATGAGAAAGTACAGAAGGCTGGCCGTCCAACAGACGAAGCCAAGATGGCTGCGTTGGCAGAACTTAAAGACCGCCGCAAAGACCTTGGCCAAGAATTGAGAAAGTTACGCACTTCTAAGCCTTCAATTGAAGAAGAAAACAAGCTAGCCAAAGAAGTCACGCCTGAGATGGCGGAGATGCAACAACAGCTTGGCAACATTGAGCGCCAGCTTAAAGGTCTGACGGTTCAATCCGGTGCCGGCAACATTCGCGCGCAGTTGGAAAAAGCCCGTGATGATCTGAAAGCAAAAATTGCCGCCGGTACGGAAGAGGAAGTTACTGCGCCAGCAGGTAAACAAAAAGAATTGCCCGGCGTCCAGCCCCAGCGCCTTGCGCCCACACTGCGCGAGATTACGCCTGAAGAACTGACAGAAGCACGCACTGCGTTTGTGGCGGCAGAGACTAAGGTTGAAGAACTGAAGAAAGCTGTGCGCAATACGGAAGCGATGCAAGACAACCCACAGTACTTCAGTGAGGTAGCAAAGAGATTTAAAGACGAAGCCAAAGCTTTTAGGGAAGAGCTTGCCCAAACGCCTGATAACTTGCTTTTGCAAAAGCTCGAGTCTGATGCCAGATCACGCGAACAAAACGCACGTTATTTTGACATGTTGGCAACGTTGTCTGAAGAAGGCCGCGCTGACTTGCAAGCCGTAAAACAAGAGCTAGACCAAGCCCAACGCGCAGTACCTAAAGCAGAAGCCGTCTTGCGTGATTTAGAGCGTCGCCAACGTATGCAAGAGCAACAGCAAGCTGCCGTTACAAAAGCGCCTGCTGGCCAGATCGAAGCCGAACGCCTTAAAGCCGGTGAAGCTCGTGAGTTTAAAAACGTCAAAGACAGAATACTTGTCCGACCTAAGAAAGCCGAAAGCTGGAACATACAGAAGCAATCCGTTGCGCCAGTGGCAAAAGTGCCAGAAGTTGTTAAAGCGCAGAAGGCTTTGTCAAGAGCAACAGAAATTGCCCGTATGTCTGGCAGAGAGCTTACATCTGCTCGCGGCAAATTAGCCGAGTCGGGTGTTACACAAGAAATCAGGCAGCAACAACTGGTCATACAAGAGCTTGAGCCTCTTGTTAAAGGCGCGTTTTCGGAAGAGAACGTTAAAGCAATTGACGACGAGTTGGCAAAAATTGATGCGGTGCTGCAAGAGCGGGGATCTGATAAGCAGAAAGCGACGTCTCCTGTAGTAGCCAAAATGAAAGGGCCTTTGCCAAGAGACTATGCGGCTACTGTTGATTTTGCTGAGAAAGATGCTCGTAGTGAATACATCGCAGCTAAGAAAGCCAGCGATGCCGCCCAAACTGCTTATGAGGGGGCACGTAAAGCAATTGACAACTTGCCTGCTACGGCTTCCGGTTTGGAGTTTGGCCGCTTAGATGGCGCTATGACTCGTGCCGCTAGTGCTACTGAAAAGTTGTTACCTAAGACACAAGCGGCGGAGTTGGCTTACTTGGCCGCACGTCGAGACAATCTGACTTTGAACAAGTTGATTGGGCAGGACTTGCGCGAAGCTCTTGTAAACACAAGCGCTCGTTTGGCTAAAGCTTTGAACGTAGAGTCCCCACTTCTCAAACAAATTGAAGAAGCTAAAGCCACGGCAGCCAAAGCCGAGAAGGCTCGCGTAGAGGCGGAAACTAAAGCTCGCGAAGAAGAGCGTAAGATTCAGGCTGAAAGAAATGCTAGTGCTGCCGAAAAACAAAAAGCACTGGACGCTGCCAAGGCTGAGAAAGAACGTCTTGAGAAAGCCAAGGCATCTGGCGCTGCTTACGACACACGCCGCTTTACCCGCGACACTTCTGGCCCCCAAATGACGGCAGAGCTTAACCGCCTCAAGAAAGAATTGGCGGCGGCAGATACAAACCTGAGCAAAGCTAGAGAGAAGAACAACGTCGAAGATATTAAAAAGTATCAGGCGGAGTACAACCAGCTTGCGTCTAATATTGACACCATATACGCTTCAGCGCCTATTGTTGAGCGTGATTTGGATCAAGGTGTTGGCTTACAACCAGACGTTGTAGAAGGTGTGCGTTTGCCCAACCGCAAGGAAGGTCCAGTCGTTCGCAACTTGACAGGCGCTAAGCGTGTACGTCAATCTGGCGTGACTAAGCTTCGTGCAGATGGCCTGTCCCAAGAGGCCGCTAACGCAGTTCATTTGTTTACAGTCAAGGCGCGTTTGGATGGCGCTACAGAAGCCAGCCGTGCCAAGTTGGAGACCGCTTACGCAGAAGCTACCGAAGGTTTAACTGAAGAGCAAATTGCTGCGCAGTTGGCTGAAGGTGAGCGGTTGTTGGGTCAAGGCCCGACGATTGAAATTATTGCTGCTCGTGAGCGCTTCCGTCAGTCGGTCATTGAACTGGAGAAAGCCCAGAAAGACTTTGACGAAGCCAAGACTCCCGCTACCAAAGAGTTGGCTCAAGATGCGCTTGACCTTGCAAACCAACGAAGTGACGCCGCTGAAGAAGCATACAAGAACGCCCGTGATGTGCGTGCTTCTAAAGCCCTAAAGGGCGGTGCGCAAGCAGAAGTCGAAGCCGCGATTGATGCCGCTACTGCCAAGCAAGAATTGGAAACTCTGCCAGAGATGGACGAAGAAGGTCCCATCCAAGGCGCTGCTACCCAGTACAGCGAAATGGATCAGGTACAACTGTCCGATGCCGCTAAAGAAGCTATTGCAGATGGGCGCTTGCTTGATGCTGTAAACGATGTGGCCAAGAACGGTCAGACTGACTTTATCCGTCAGAACGCCAAGAACGTGGTCGACATGTTGCTTCGCACCAAGGTTGTTATTGATCCGGACCTTACCGATGCTTACGGCAACCCTGTGCCAGCGTTTTACAACAACGTGACAAATACGGTGTCGTTTAGACCCGGAGAGCTGACAGAAGAGAATTTGATCCACGAGGTCACCCACGCCGCATCTTTGCGTGGTTTGGTAATGCCTGCTAGCGATCTGACTAAAGAACAACTCAATGCCCGTAATGAGTTGACCGCCATGTACAACCAGCTGAAGAAAGACAAAGCGCTGGTTAATGAGTACGGGTTGACTAACGTGGCCGAGTTTGCGTCTGAGGTGCAGTCCAACAAGGACTTCCGTGACCAGATCAATAAGAAGCCTTGGTTTGGTGGCAACATGTTGTCGCGTTTCTTCCAAGCACTGTTGCGTTTGGTTGGCTTTAAAACTGGCCAAGTTACGTCAGATGTGGCTACTAAGAACATCGAAGCGCTGTACATGCCTGCGCAGAAGTTCCAGATGGTTGACCAGATCAACGCGCCGTCTGTTTTCCGTACCAAAGCGCCTGCCAGCACATCCGTTATTGTTGGCCAAGAAGCAGGTAAAACCAAGACCCTTAAAGAAAACTTTTTTGGTCTAGGTGGCCGCGTACAGTTAGTTGACAAGCTGGCTGCTGCGGATGCCGCTATTGTGGCGGGAGAAGGTGCTGGCAAGCTGTCTTCTACTGAAGCGTTCCAAGCGCAGTACTTTATGCGTTTGGCTGACAACACTACGCAAACAGCAGGTCAGTTTATTACGCACGGCCCTGTGTCGATCGTGGCAGACAAAACCGCTTTGGGCACAGAGTACCGCTACCAATCATCAGGAGGCGCTAACCTTGTTCAAATGACTGAACATTTAGACGATGCCGCCAAAGCGGGGTTGGGTGCGGATGCTGAACGTATTTTGACCGTGCAGATTGCTGGTGAGCGTGCTGAAGCTACGCCTAACGGTTGGGCGCGTTTATTGTCTTCTGACCCTGCGGCTGCTAAAGCTGAGTACTTGAAAGACAAAGCTACACTGGCAGCAAACCCAGCAGCCAAGAAAAGCATTGACGCCGCCAAGGCGGTGTACAAACAGTACAACAACGGTCTCATAGACTTTATTGTCCAGTGCGGGTTTATCACCAAAGAAGAAGGCGCTCGCCTGAAGAAGACGCCATTCGTTCCGTTCTACCGTATTGAGAACAACGAGGTCAAACTGTTTACCGACAAGGAAAGCAGTATTCGTATTGGCAACATCAAAGAGAACCCAGACTTGCAACGCATGTTGGGCGATGAAAAAACCATCCTCCCGATCTTGACCAGCGCTGTACAGAACACATTCATGTTGTCCCGTGCCGGTTTGAGAAACAACGCCACGCACAAAACTGCTGATGCGCTATACAAGGCAGGTTTTGCATCTAAGATCGGCAAGGGAAGCGGCCCCTCTGGCACGGATGTCGTGCGCTACAAGGTTGATGGCGCTGACTATTTTGCGGTAATAGACACAGACACGTTTGGTATCCCCGCGCATTTGATTGTCAAAGGAATGGAAGGTATTAAGACCACCATCCCCGCAATTGTTCAAATGATGGGCATACCGGCTGACTGGGTGCGTAAGTTTGTAACTCGTAGCCCTGCCTACGCTATTCGCCAATTGATTCGTGATCCAGTCAATGCGGCTATTGTTGGTGGCGTAGATGGCGTCCCTGTGGTTAATGCTCTGCGTCAGTTAGCTAAGATGCGTTCTGGTCGCAGCCCTGCCGAAGAAGCGCTCATGCGTGGTTTGGCTATTAGTAGCAACATCTACACTGGCGACGAGAAAGACATGCAGAAGTTCTTGCAGGACATCGGCACAGGCCGCGGCAAGTGGGACAAGATGCTGGGCATGCTGGACACAGTGGCGCTACAGTCTGATGCGGCTACACGCGCAACTATCTATGAAGATTCGTTGAAGAAGGGCTTTACAGAAGCACAGGCGCAGTTCCGTGCGTTTGAGTCTCAGAACTTTAGCCGCCGTGGATTGTCGCCAAGCATGCAAATGCTCAGCACCATGGTTCCGTTCTTTAACGCGCAGATTCAGGGCTTGGATGTCTTGTATCGTTCATTTAAAGGCACAACACCTTTTGCTGAGCGTTTGGAGATTCAGCGCAAGATCAAAGCGCGTGGCCTAATGTTGATGGCCGGAACCATGGCTTACGCTTTGATGATGGAAGACAACGAAGACTACCGCAAACTACCGCCTGAAGTTAAGTATGGCAATTGGTTTGTGTACATTCCAAACGTCAAAGAACCACTAAAGATTCCAATTCCGTACGAGGTGGGTATCTTGTTCAAGGCGTTGCCAGAAGCTATTTTGGATGTGGCGCGGCGAGACACTAAGGCCAAGGAAGCAATCAAAGGTCTTGGCATGCTCTTGTGGCAGTCCACTCCCGGCGTTGTGCCTGTGGCCGGCAAACCGCTTATCGAAGCGTCCATTGGCGCTACGGCATACGGACCGATCGAGTCGGCAAGAGAGAAAGATTTGCCTGCCGCTATGCGCTATCGTGAAGAGACGACTGAAGTGGCCAAGGCTTTGGGCTCGTTTACCGGAGCCGTGGGCGTGTCGCCCCTGCTGATTGAGCATTTTGTGCGTAGCTATACCAGCAACTTGGGGCTGTCAGCCCTGCACATGCTAGACCCCGTACTGCGCTCATCAACGGAAGGCGAGAAAGCGTCTTCTTCTGCCAGCAAGTTGCCGTTCATTGGCGGTCTGTTCCAGTCAACCGAAGGCCGCTTCATCATCGACCGCGCTTACGAGCGCATGGAAGAAGTCGTCAGAGCGCAAAAAGGCTATGAGGATTTGGAGAGACGCGGTAAGAAAGCCGAAGCCAGAGCATGGGCGCAGGAGTATGCGTCGCTGTTGGCCCAAGCCGATATGGCTGGAGGCTTCAAGAAGTCTATGGGGGAGATGTTCACCGATGAGCGTACGGTGCGAGCTGACTCAAGGCTCTCAGCAGAGCAAAAAGACAAGCTGATCGCACGCATCAAGGCGGCGCAGAATCGTGAGGCCGAAGCTTTCTATCAGGCAACCGAAAGAAGAAGACCCCAGTAAAGCCTTCGTAGACGCCCGTCTTAGCACGGGCGTCTAGTACGCGGCAAAGGACTGCCTTGCGCAGCCCTAGTTCACGGACAGATTCCGTGTCGAGGCAAGGGATGAAGAATCCCTGCCCCTTTTCAACTTTCTCCCACGGGAAGTGGATTGATGATACTTTCATCTATTTCGTCCATCTTACGCCTGACGCGCATTGCAGGAACCCGCATCGCGGGGCCTTTGGTCTTGGCTGTCATGTTCTTCCTAAGATACTCGATCTGGAACGTATCCTCAAGCTGGCGCTTGAATGAAGCGTAACCGAAACTCATGGAAGCGCAATAGGACTTGAGCAGTGTCTCCTCAATGAAGTAGTCAATGTAGCCGGGCGTTATGCCGTGCTCCACACGCCCAAGAATCTTGTTGCGTGTGATAGTCTGGTCAATGATCTGACCGCTACCGAGTTCCGCCATAAGACCGCCAGTGCTGGGTTTAATCACCACAAAGTTGCCGTAGCTGTCACGAGTGTAGGAGTTCAGCACATCTTCAGCAGTGCGCAGGCTGTGCTTCATGCTAGCGCGCATAGATGCCACGACCTTCTTGAAAGCGTTCAGTACTGGGCGCAGGGGGATATCCACAATGCCAGCGGCTTTGAAAGCGTTACGGGCATGGACTGCGGTTCCGATACCTGCCATCCAGAAGCGCTCATCGTTGGTGGCGTTGAACTCTGTGTACATGGCGGCTACTGCTTCGCGTACCGATGTGGGGAACTCGTCCACATGCTCAACCATGTACTCGACCAACTTGTAGCCAGCCACGCCATAGTTGTACTGCAAGGACTTGATGATCTCAATCTCATGGGGCTCCCATGCCAGCGCTTCCTCAAACGTAAACTCAAGCAAGCGGCGCAGTTCACCTTCCGAAGAGTGGTCACGACCGCCAGTCAGGTAGTCCACAACGTGGGTGTTGGAAGACATCAGGCAGGTAGTCATCCATGTGGACAAGTTCAAGCGCTCTTTGTTGGAGCCAGACTCCATACGCTCCTTGCCACGGCCTTCAGTCATATCAAGCAAGAACTCAGGCAACCACTCAGGAGCGGCTCGGTTCTTGGCGGTGATCTCATCGGTGATGAGTGGGTGGCTGTTGAGCAAACCCAAGCGCTGTTGCATGGCCACAGGAGATGTGCTCTTGCCTGTGCGGTAGTGGGTCGGGTGTCCCCAGACAGATGCTGCAGCCTCCAGAGACAAGGTCTTACCTGTACCGGACTCAGTTGATGCACAGTGGTATGTCATGCCGTAGATGCCTGTAAAGCGCATGAATGGCGACCCAGCACCGGCAAGGATCACAGCAAGGTGTCCCCACATCTTCTTGGCAATCAGCATGTTGATGAAGTCACGCCATGCCTCGATTGTGCCCTTGGGCTCGGTGTTTACTGTGATGTTCTCAAGACCCGGCATCGGGACTTTGACTGGGGGTTTACCCTTACTGAAGATACGCCCTGCATAGACGTATGTGTTATCTGCCTGCCAGCCGTAGCTGTCAGGGACCTTTATAGCTGGTCTGCTTGTGCTAGCTTCTTCCACGCATGCCCTCACATATTCAAATAGGTTTTTATCGTTGCCGTGGCCAAAAGCGGCCACGATGTTTTGACTAGCCAGCGCTTTGACTGTCTCGTCTTTACTGACCACAGCCTTCTGAGCCATAGTCACGTTCACCGCACCTTCAGGCTTGAGCGCTATCATGTGCACTGTGTGATCCCCGTTGCTGTTGAGGATGTCAACAACGAACAGTTCGTAGGGCAACAACATGACCTGCTTCTTGGCCTTGTTGCCTTCTTCGTCTTCTACTGTGCGCTCCATGAACGTGCCGCCATTTGCGCCATAGGCATAGCCGCGTGGTGGCGTTGGGCGCATGACCTTGATGGTCTCTTTTAAGGAACTCGAGCTTTCAGCAGACAGCGCTACTTCAATCTCTTTCTCCTCAACCTCGACTGCCAACTCACGACCAAGGATCAGCGGGTTGGTGATCTTGCCCCAATGTGTGCATGACGGGCATACACCGGGGTTCTCGCTATCCATCTTGATGCAGGGGTACGGACCCTTGATGCTTTGCAGCTTCTGGTTCATACGCTCTGGTTCGTACGGGTGCATCTTGCTCAGCCACACAGCCGCACGGTTGCCGTCCTCACAGACTTTAGTCCATGACAGAAGACCACGCCAGATCGGCTCCATGCCTTCTTCCTGAGCATGCTCAACGTAATGCGCAAGCTGGTTGCAACCCCGATCGTTTTGCGTGGCCAGCCAAATTGGTTTGAACTTGGTCACGCTGTTCTCAAAGAGTTTGACACTGGTTGGGGAAGTGGAGGCAGCCGAAGGACGGGAGCCGGGCAAGTCAAGCCTTGGGGCTTGCGCCTCATAGACCGAACCGACAAGCTTTTCCCTGATGATGGACGCTATGTCGTCGAAGTTGAACACATCGCCTTCAGTCAGTATGCGCACGGGGCGCGGCGTTGCGTACTTCTTCTTGAAGTTGGTCGTCTCAGGCACACGCAAGACACGAGCGGCATCAGCCGTCACAGTCATGTCGATAGCCAGTTCTTCCTGTTTGCACAGGCGTTTAAAGTTCTCGGCCACAGGCTTCCATGAGTCGATAGGCAAAGCCTCCTGCAGTGGCCAGTAGCAGTGCAAGCCGCCACCAGACGCCACTACGTAGGGCGTACCCAGCGCATCTAGGCCAGTCTTCTCCAAGAACGCATTGAGCGCAAGTGCGGCGTCTTTCTTCGTGGCATACCCATCCATGTCGATGAACAGGGATTTAACGTACCGAGCGTTGGCGGCAGTGCGGTTGTTGTCTTCGCTAAAGGTGGCCAAAGCAAAGTAAACGTCACACTTGTTGTCGTGCCAGCGCTTGATGTGCTCTGTTGTTTGATCGAGCGAGTCCACAAAGACATGCTCTTTTGTCCTAGTAAGTTCTGCTACGCAATAGTTGCCAAATACTGGCGGCGGCAGAACAACCGCTAAAAACTCAAGCGGAGTCATTGAAGTCCTTGGTTGGGTTACTGGAACAGGTCGAGCTGTTTAGCGTCTTTAACTAGGGCTTCATCAGGCGGAGCCAGCACCGTCAAGCGACGCAGGACTTCGTGTTGCCAGTCTTTGGGCATGCCTGCGGGCAGTTCTATGAGTTCAGCGCAAAACCGAATCAGTTCTTGCGTGGTGAGGGATCTAGGTTGTATTCCGTACATATTTTTCTCCATGCCTCGTCTGCTGTGCGAGAGGTCTGCATTATTTTGGTTAAGAATTCGACGCGGTTACGATAGGCCACAAACACTTCCGTGCCTGTAAACCAGTTGTATACAGTCTGTCGAGAGACGCCAAGCGCATAGGCAATCTTCGTGACTGGGAAGTCAAGATGAATCGCCCAACGCCCAAGCTGGTTGCCCAGAGACTTGGGTGTCTTAGCTACTTCGTCAATGATTTTTTGTGAGTAGGCCATAGTGTTGTAGGTGGGGGCGGGGCATGGGATGCTGGCTTACAGATTCAGTTCCATGACCACCTTGGTTGCCGGGTTACCCGCCCCCGAATCAATTACTCGTCGTCCCAATCAGCAACGATGTCGGCTAGCTTGCCCTTCTTGGCAGGTACCGACTCAACCTTGGCTGGCGCTTTGCGAACTTCTGGCTCTTCCTCGGCTTCCACCTCAACAGGCTTGGCTTTCTTGGGCTTGGCGGCTTTGACTTCGGCCACGGCTTCTGCTTCGTCTTCGTCCATCATCTCGCCCATAGGCTTGGTGGTGGGACGCTTGCCTTCAATGGCCAGCGGTGCAGGGGCGGCAACGCCATCAGCAGAGGCAGGGGTAACAGCCACGGCCTTCTCAGCGTCCTTGGACTTGGCCTGATCTTGCGCTGTCTCGTACTCATCTTCAGTCAACCAACGCACAGGGGCGAAGAACAACTTGGGAGACTCAGCCTTGGTGTCGAACTTCATACGTGTCACGATGGAGTCCAAGTTCACTGGAGGCGTTTGAGCCGCCATGTAGCGGGCGTATGCCTGCAATGGACGCTTCTCGCCGTCTTCCTTGCCGAAGATAGAAGTCGCAGGCAAAGTCACTTGCAACACATCACCCTCGGGGTTGTTGGCCAACACCACAGCCAAACGCTGTTGATAGCGGCAAGCACGGCTCTGACCTGTACCGGACCCAGCGATGTTCTGTGGGCATGTGGTGCAGCTTGAGGACTGCTTGTTCTTCACACCCGCATCAGGCTTCTCACCGTCACCAGAGGTGCAGTCAGGGGCGGCTGCAGCCGCATCCTTGTCGTAGCCACCAGCGTAGAAAATACGGCTGACCTTGGGGGCGGCTTTCACAATGATGACGTCCAAGTGGCGGTCTTCAATCGAGGCGATCTCCTTGCCGCTTGAGAGCAGGCGGAACACACCGCCCTTGATGGAGACGCGCTTCATGCCACCACCGGCGTTCACGTTACCGGCCAGAGCCAAAGTGGTTGCGGATAACTCTGCATTCTTAGCGAATGAGGGCACGTTTGAGGGGCTGAACATAGTAATGTTACTCATTTTGTTTTCCAATTAAGTAGGTTTGCGTACAGAGATGTCATACTCAGATGCTGAGTTGAGTCCGGGCGGTACGACCCCGGGGTTTTCTTCCAAGAACTGAGCCATGTTAGATTGCGCAATGCGCTTCTCCAGAAGTTCAACGGCCTCGTGTGCCAGTACGAACTTCTTGAACTCATCCCAGTCTTGTGTGGTGTAGCGAGTCTTCACGGACATGACTGCCGTGCCCTCGGTAGTGCGTACAGATGTGACCCCCATGGCCTTCATCTGGTCTTTGATAGCGTTCTTGATCTCGTCTTGCTGTGCCTTGAGTGCTTCCGCTTGGGTGTCGTACTCTTGGGTCAACTCGGTCAAACGCGTGCGCAACTTGCGGTAGATTTTTACCAACTTGTCGAGCGGTACTGCTTCTTCTTCCATTTGCTTCTCCTGTTATTTTGTTGTCTAAGGTTGGACAGTTTACATGTAATTTCGATCGTTGCAACCCCCTTTCAAGATTTAATTTCAGTTTCAAACATGTCAGTCAAAAGTAAGTTATCGCTAACTTTCCCAGCCAACGCATTAAACATCTTCTTCTCAATCGGGCTACTCTGAATGTGAATCACAGTAACTTTGTCTGAGTCTTGTCCTTTGCGGTCAGCACGGGCACAGCACTGGATGTACTGCTCAACGCTCATGAGCGGGCCATAGAACACCACAGTATCAGCGGCAGTCAGCGTAATGCCGTGGGCAGAAGCGGCTGGTTGCATCACTAACACACGAGGGTTTGGCTCGGTCTGGAAGCGGTTGATAGTTATACCGCGCTTGCTTGGGGATATGTCTCCGTGAATGCACTCGTTGACAATACCCTTCTTGGTCAGGTAGTTGCTGATGGTGTCGATGGTGCTTCGGAACAGGGCGAAGATGATGACCTTGCGATCAGTCTCCTCCAAGATTTCCTCAAGCACCGACAGGCGGGGCGCTGAGTCGAACTCAACGACTTCCTTGTCGTCTGTGTAGGCCGCGCCACAACTGATCTGCAGTAGCTTGGATACGCCTGCGGCGGCATTGACAGCGGTAATAGTCTCACCTGCAGCTTGCACCAGCATGCGGTCTTTGAGCATTGTGTAGTACTTGGCTTGCTGTGGGGTCAGCGGCACTTCACGCGTCATTGTGATGACAGGCGGCAAGTCAAGGCACTGTGCTTTGGTAAAGCGTATCGCAGGTTGCAGGGCTTCGTGCACTTTCTCCTTGGCATCAAACTTAGGAGACCACTTGAACATAGTCACCTTGTTCATCACTTGATCGCGCCATGCTGTGAAGAACTTGGGCACACCTTCGGGGTTAACTAACTTGGCCAAGCCGTACGCATCCACAGGCGACTGCGATGCAGGCGTGCCCGTCATCATCCACAGGTACGTGCTCGGCATAAGGATAGAGTTGAGCGCTTTCCATCTGCGTGTGGTGATGGTCTTGTATGCGTTGGCTTCGTCAACAATCACTAGGTCAAAGCGGCCATCGTTACGCACTTCATCCGCAATCAGGTTGAGCCCTTCGTAGTTGGTGATAACGATCTCGTAGTCGCGCTGGATCATCTCGATGCGCCGACTAGCTTGCGGATGGTGCGCGATAACGGCAGAGCGGTGAATGACGCTGTTGTTTATGTCACCCATCCATGCGCTGTGCATGATCGACAGGGGGCACAGGATGAGCACCCTACGCACCTTCTTCAAGCGCATCAAGTAGTCAGCCGCCCAGAGCGCAGACAGTGTCTTGCCAGTACCGGGCTCAGAGAACACAAAGGCTCTCCTGTACATCGTGAGGAACGATGCAGTCTCGATCTGGTGAGCCATGGGCTTGTAACGCCCCGGCCAGTCATAGCGCCGAGTGATCGGCGATGGTACATCTTTGACACCTAGATTACGCAACACCCGAGCTTCGTCAAGACCAAAATAGACAGCAACTTCGTACGTGCCTGTGTCTTCTGAAATAATTTTGTGCTTCGGTATGATGCTGTACTTGTGAGGGTTCCTTGTTCTAAAGACAAGGGCTTTATCGTCAATTATCTGCATACGGAACCCCAGTTTCTTCCCGACAGTACCCGCCACACAGTAGCTCTCGACACGTTGAACTTAGTGCCCAGCGCTCTGTATGTTGCTCCTCCGGTGTTCCACAACTCGCGAATTTTCAAGACATCTTCTGCCGTTAACTTTGCACGCCCGTTTGCTGCGCCTTGCGCTTGCCGATTTTTTGCTAGCTTGTCAAGTAGATTAGACTTTGGTGTCCCGCCCACTAAATGCTGTGGGTTTATGCACTTTCGGTTATCGCAGATATGCATAACCACTTCTGGCACAGCGCTTGTGTGTAAACGGTAAACCTCTCGGTGCAGTGCTTGGGACTTGAATAATCCGTATGCGTTACACGCGGCATACCCGTCTTTGTTAATAGCGCCTTGCCACTCCATGCAGCCGGCGCCAGTAGTTTTTGTGTTGGCCAGCACATCCTGTATGCTGGCATACCGTTTCTTAAAACTCATTGCTTCTCCAAGCTATTATTTTCCGTTGTCGCTTTGGTTAGCGCTCTTGTTGCGGAGTCGGGTGTTACCTGTCGTTGACTTGCCGCCTGCACGCAAAGGTTTGATGTGGTCAATGTCCTTGCCTGCGCGGTCAATGCCCTTCTTGTCGTAGGCTCTACGCGCTTTCTGACGCTCGATCTGATCGGCTGTCTCGCCCGTTTTCTTTTGCAGTTTGTATGCGTGTTTGTAGTCACGCTTGCCGTTCACTTGTGTCATCACTTCCTCCTAGTGCTTAGGGTTGAACTCGCATCCGGTGACCTGACACCATCCGCATAGTGGGGTTTGATTGGGATTCCATACGCCTGTCTCAAAGCATGCTTCAAGACGCGCAGTACGCTCACGATACTTCCACCAGAACTGCTCGGCTTGGTCTCGTGTCATCTGCATCTTGACCATATCATCTTTGACGATGAACAGCAACGCAGAGTTAACTTTGCGGATGTGCGGGAAGTGCGCGAACACCATGAGCGACATGAGCACGAGCTGATCCCTGTCGGGGTACTTGTTGTTGCCAGTCTTCCAGTCACCCACCCAAGCTGTAAGGTTCTCGTCATCTACGATCAGGATGTCGGCAATGCCTCGAACCCAAACATCGGGAGCCTTCCAGTTGGTAGGGCGTAGGTCAACAGTCAGCGCCATTTCGTACTCAGCCAAAGCCCTTCCGGGCTTCTTAAGCATGGCGTCCACTACAGACTGGAACTGCGCATACTCAGGCGGTATTGGCTTCTTGTCTCTGATATAGAGTTCAATGGCTTCATGCACCTGATTGCCGTACTTTGTTGCCTCAGTCTCTTGGAAGGGGTACTTCTTCAAGACCTTGACTTCGTGGTATCTGCGTTGGCAGCCTTCAAAATCTTTGAGACTGCTGTGTGACCATGCTTGTTTTTTCATTCGAACTTCGCTGTGTTAATGGCTTCGGTGAGTCGGTTGGCAAACTTGGTGACAAACGCTTCGTTGGCATTGAGGCGGTGCTCGCCCATGTCCCTCAGAATTGTGTGTACAACCTCGTGCCAGAAGGTATCTGCGATCTCCTCTGGCTTGAACTGCCTGCCTGTGGTGTTACTCGTTCGACCTAGCTGGATGCGTTGGTCATGGTAAAAGACCCGCCCCATGTCACGCTTGTCAAGCATGGCTTCGACTACTTCGACTGAGTACCACCTTCGCCCAACTCTTATCTTGGTTGGTAACTTCATTGCTTCTCCTAGTTTTTTGCTAACCCATATCTACGGTGCGCGCCACCGTCAGCGTCCAATGGAATGCCCGGCATGTAAGGCGGCTCCATAGTCATCTGCGCCAAGACCCAAGTCTTAGCTTCAGCTACTTCAGCGTCAGGAACCACAACGATCTGCTCGTCATGTACTGTCCCCGCCACAAAGTATCTCTTTGCAGTACGTACCATCCCATCAGTCATCACGCATCTCGCTACGCCCTGCGTGACATTGTTGGTTATTTTTCCTGCATATATCTTAGTACGATCTGGCCCGTATGTCCACTCTGTCTGCTCTTTATTTGTTTTCTCGTCTGTAAAGCGCCTGATGTTGAGGTCAGGATACAACAGTTTCATGCCAGAGGGCAGCTCAATCTCCCCCTTGCGGTACGTCAGGCACTTGTGCTTGTACGTCTTGCCTCTGTACAGACACTCACCGATAAGCTGGGTGTTCAAGTCCCAGAACTCCACCACAGGCGTAGCCGTAGCGCGGTACTTGTCGATGATGGCCTTGGCCGCAAGGCAGTGGATGACTAGCTCCTTGGTTGTGCAGGTGTGCGGTATGGATTGGAGCTTCTCAACGTTGACTTCCCATTCCAAGAACTTCTGCGCTGCTTGTTGAGTAACGCCAAGCTTCTTTGCAAAGGCCAAGTCGTAGCGCTGTGGTGGCGCCCCAAGGAATCCCGTGAGAAGCTGTGAAGCAAAAGCCGCCCAGCCAAGACCGTATCCACAGCCAAGGAGCGCGCTTTTCGCTGACTGCCTAAGATCGGGGTGAGACTCCTTACTAAGTCCGGGTATGTTAAACATCTGCGAACCGAACGCGGCGTAAGGGTCACCACCGGCCCTGAAGATGTCCAGCATGTCCGTGTAGTCTGAAAGCCACGCGAGTACTCGCGGCTCAATCTGCGATAGATCTCCAACGACGAGTTGGTGGCCAGCGGGAGCCATAATTGCTTTGCGTAGGAACGAGCCTCGCTTGAGGTTTTGCATGTTGATGGCCGAGCCTTTGCTTGCTGTCCACCTGCCAGTCTGCGCACCGTAATACGAGAGAGGTACTGGTAGGGCTCCACGTTTACTAATGTCGAGGAATCTCTGAGCCCTTGTGCGCTCGGTGGTCGACTTAACCCTAAGACGCGCTTCACAAAGAAGGGCAACGTCCTCACGTTCACCGTTGAGTAACGCCTGAAAGAGGGCATCATTCTTAGCCAGCGCAAGTGTTTCTTTCCCGGTAGTCTTACTGACTTTTGTTGGGGGAACCACACCGAGGGTTTTAAGTAGTGCTGCAAACTGTGGGTTCGATGCAAGTGCAGTTTCGTCCACGCCGAGCTTCTGTAGTAGGGCTTCACGTTTTTCCTTTTCATCTAGTATGGCGTCGGTCAACATGTTGGGGTCAAGCTCAAGGCATGCACGGGTGTACATCTTGAGTGTCATGTCTATAAGCCGTAGTTCTTTCGCAGGGTATCCATTGACCAAGCGTGCAAAGATTCGCTCGCATAGATATACGTCGTGTTTGCAATAGTCTGCAAGCTCAGATTCCATGACCTCGTCCAACTCGGCCACACCATTGGTACTGTATACGGCTGTCCCTTTGGCGGGAAGACCAAAATCGATTGCAAGTTTGGCGAGACTGTTGCCAACCTCAACGCCTCTGAGAGCTCGCGCCATTGATAGGGTGTCGAAGATGAAGCAGGGTGATACACCGTATCGCCACTCCATAATGGATACATCGAACTGTGCGTTGTGCGCAAGCACTGCGGTTCGTCCCCAGTCGATTCCAGAAAAGTATTCACGTAGTCCATCTCCTCTAACCCACGTAGTTGGGCTGTCAGATCCGAACTCATGAACGCAGCATCCAAACGCGTGAAATAAGTCATGGCGTATGTACTCCTCAGTTGTCATTTTGGTTAGTGTGTAACCTATCTTGGTGTCCCAGTAGGTCTCGAAGTCGACCGATAAGATCGTGTCATAGGGGGCGGTCATTCTTCTCCTTTAGTTTGGCTTCGATGGCTCGGTAGATGTCTTCAGTTTTGTATGTGCCCATCAATTGCACTTTAATTTCGTGGTGCAACTCCGTTATCTCCTCATCCGTCAGCCCCACCCACTCACGCTTTTCAAAATGATATGGTTGACCAATTTCACGCAGTATCTGCTTGCCAAGGTTGCTGTTCTTCTCGACGTCGTTGAATGCTTCGTCTTCTTCAGGTGTCCAGTCGGTCATTTGTTTTGCTCCTCAATCATCTTAGTAACGTCATCCACAGTGAGCCCAACCACCTCTAAATCTGATGGCCGAACAATAAAATACTTTGGTATCGCACTGATTTTGTCGCCAGTATCATCTAACTGCTTTCGGATTTGTACGAGCATATTTTCCAAGTTGGCTTGTGACAACTCAGTCATGTGTTCTTCTCCTTTGGTGGGAATGTTTCAATGCAGGGGCAACCACGCTCCATACACGCGGGGTCAAGGTCGGGGATATGCCTGTCAACAGCGTTCGCTATTCTTTCGCGCAACATGGTTGGGCTTCCATGAAACAGTATTGCAACACTCATCAACTCTTCAACAAGCGGTTTGGACTGTGAGTATTTCATGTGTTCTTCTCCTTGAGTTTGGCTTCAATTTGGTCAAACAGTTTGCGGGTGTACCCCTTGATGGGTGTGTCGCCCCACGGCCCAACGATTTCTTTTATCTCCTCATCCGTCAGCCCAACCCATTCACGCTGGATGTCTGTACCAGCGGCAATGACAAGATGGCACTCTTTGCACACAATGTCTTGGAACGGCGCATTTGTCTTGGCGTCACGGCAGTTGTCAATAATGACGGGTTGCACTTTGTCGCAAAGTTTGCAATAGATTTTCATGTGTTCTTCTCCTTGAGTTTGGTTTCAATGGCTCGTGCAAATTCCACCCAATCATCACAATCAACAAAATCGGGGTGTACTGGCGGCGCTCTTAAAACCTCTATTACTTCTATCTCCTCATCCGTCAGACCCACCCACTCGCGCTGTGGTTGTGGGGTGGTGTTTTCATTTTCAAAACACCATCGTTTCCAATCTGATGCGTACACACACAGAGCAGTTACGCGCTCTTGCAGAGTCAATATTCTTGGTGTGCGCCCATCGGGATATCCATCTTTTGCGTTCCTGATAATTTTCGATTCGTCTGCGTCAAGAATCGCGTGGACTTCATTGCAGACAGCACACGCCACCGGCTCCTGCTTCTCAGCCTGCTCTATGGCTTGGCGTAGGGCGGCTCTTGCTGAGTCCACTTGCTCCCATGAATAGGCATCCAACGCCTCCAGCGCCTGTTTCATTGCTTCTATGCTCATGCTTGTCCCCTTGCTATTTTCAAAATAACAAACAAAAGCCATCCAACCATATTTATTGAATAAAGACCTATTGCAAACAATAACCATTTATCTTTCATGCTTGTCCCCTTGCTCGGATAGCGGCGGCGCAATCGAGCGATACGCCTAATGGGTCTGCGCCTTCAAAACCAAAACACACCTTTGCACACGCCTCGCGCTCATGCTGTGCTACTAGCTTGGCAAAGGCTTCAAGTTTTTGTAAATCTTTTATTGTGTTATCTTGGTAGTAGTACGGCATCTTTAGCTGTCTAGCCATCTCAATGATTTCATCACTTGTCATGCTTCTTCTCCTTGTTTTTTACACAAATTTTATGTAGCGCTTCCTCAATGTGGCCCATGTGGTTGCCTGACCACATGTCCCATGTGGCTGTTTGCTTTTGGTTGATAGTCAGGTCACCGTTGGGGCTGTGCCGTAGCAACTCCCCCATGTCTTTACAACTTGCAGTGAACTGCTTGGGCGCTTCTTGATCGGGGCAGATTGTGTATGTGTATGGTAGTTTTGCCATTGCTTTCTCCTTCAGTTAAAGTGTTCTTTTGGTGGTGCGTCTAGCAAGTTTAGAAAGCCGAAAAAATCGTTTGCCGCCAGCATGAGCTGCGACGCCTCCATCTCGTTACAGTTTAGGGTAACGACTCCTGCTATTTGGTCTTCAGCGCGGCCAACGATGACCACGCCTTGTGCTTTGCCCTCGCCATAGCACATCACCAGTTTGTGGATCAGTAGCTTGAAGTGGGCTTGCTCTTCGTCTGACATGGCTTGCACCCTGCGGTGTAGCTCCGCTTCAGACATTGAGCCGTCAAAGTCCTTGTATTTCATATCGTTTGAGCTCCAGTAGTGTTTTCAGCTCATCAAGGTTGTGCTCACGGGCAATGAACACGGTGCCGCCATTGTTGAGGATGGCGTTGAGTTCCCTGTCTTGAAGAGCTGTGGTTGTGCCCTTGCCTGCCTTGCATTCGATGGCGATGAAGTGTCCGTCCATGCAGCCAATGATGTCAGGTATACCCGCTCGGCCAAAACCATTAGCGGGGGGCATGAAGTGGTAGATTTTGAGTTCATCAAGTAGTTTCCGTACGTTTTTCTTTACAAAATTCTCAGGTGTCGAAGCCATCGTAACCCCCATTCGCTTCAACATACCTTGTCAGGTTGACCTCTGGATGCCCAAAAGTTTTGCCGTCGTTGGCAATCTCTCGGTTGAGCAACTCAAACGCTTTCAGTATGGTGCTCATGCCGTACAGATCGACAGTCTTTTGCACATCAGGCAACACCGCCGCGCTTGGGTCTGACGCTAGTATGAGGTACAAGAGCCGCAACGCGACCCAGTCCTTCTTCTTGAGTTTGTCAACTGAGGTCATTTGTTTTTCGCTCCATGCATTTCATATAGCGTTGCCATGTACGCAACCATCTTGTCAAGTGGGTAGCCGTTGTGGTACGCAAGCATGCACAGGTAGCTCATGAGCGCAGATATGCCGATGTCTACTTTCTGTTTGCCCATTGCAGTTTTGAGAATCTCTACTGCAGCTTCCACTTGATCGCGTTTGTTGTTGAGTGCGCGTGTTTCTTCAATGTCTTTGGTCATGTCATTTCTCCTGTGTTTCTATTAATTTGTCTAGGTAGTGCCGCGCCTTCTTCAAATCATCGACACCGCCCTTGTCCTTCCAGCGGGACACGTACTTTACTATGTTGCCTTCAAGGTAGCCAAGGTTGTTTGCCACGATGTAGTCCCATGGCTGTACGGCCTTGCTCTTGTAGTGAGTGCCCGCTACTTGCACATCGTTGGCTTTAAGAGCTTCTAAGTGCTTGCGCGTGGCATCGTGAAACAGATCAAGCTGATCGCTTGTCGGTATGGGTGGTTTAGTCATTTTCTTCTCGCTTTCGTTTTAAAAATACAGCGTCTGCGGGGTGTTGCAGACGCTCAAGCTCGTTGTCGTAGAACTTCTTGGGCATGGGCGCTTTCTTCTCAAGCAACACACGCAACCAATCGGCTCCACCCAGTTGGTTGAAGATCATCCACTGCTTGTCACTTAAACGTACGTATCGTACCTTTAGGGGGGCGGGGGGCTTTGGTCTTGGCATTCTCCAGTGTTCCTTCGTGTTTGTTGGGTTGTCTTTCTTTGGCGCGGGCGAACGTGCCAAATTGTTTATAGCCTAGGCCTTCTTCGTTCTTGATCTGGTTGCTCGGATTCTTTGCACGAAACTGTGCGTCGGCCATGAAGATACTAGGGCGCTTTACTTGGGCAAGTTCTTCCCAAGGGTTGAGTACTTTCATCTCTTCATACCTCGTACAAATGCGGCGAAACTCGCCGCTGTATCGCCAAAGGGCATCTTATCGAACTCAAGCGCCACTTCTTCGAGCGTATCGTTACGCACAACTTCGTGAAATGATTCGACAAAATCTTTCCCCCTTGCACTAACGTAGTCTTGAATGTCGTCGTCATCGTCTTTCATCTTAACCTCCAAACATCTGCTTCAAGTGCACATACAACTCACGTGCCTGATACACAGTCATGTTGCCAATGATGTCTTCGGGTGTCTTTGTACGTACAAGGGTCACCATGCGTTTGGGCGCAACCTCAACCCCACTCATAGCGTACGCTGCAGCATCAAGCGCATCTTGGCTAGGCATAGGCGTAGGCACAGGCGTAGCTTCTAGCTTGGCTTTCAACAGCGCACCGATACCTGTCGTAGGCTTTTTCTGTGTCTTGGCTTTCTTTTTCCGCTTGTAGTTTACGTTCTTGATGGGCACGTACTCGTTTACGTCTGCGTACCACAGGCCGTTGGTTTCGTGAACCATGTAGCTTCTGCGCATCTGCGCTATCAATGACGACACTGAACCTTTGGAAAAGCCCTTGTGCTCAAGACCTTTAATGATCTCCAGACGTGTGGAGCCGGGGTTGGCCTTGATGTAGCTGAAGGTTTCGCGTGAGACGTTGTTGGTGATTTTGTGTTGGTTAATCATGGCTGGTTTTTGGCTTGAAGTTGAGGGAGAAGAAGATGTTGACACTGGTTGGGCAGAGGGAGGAGGGGGCGCCACCTCGTCATCATCCCAAGCTTGCAGAGTCTTAGTTAGCGCAGAGCGCAGGGCAGTTTGAATGTCAGGCATTTAGATTCCTCCTGTTAGTAGCATGACAATAAAAATTGCGGCGAGAGCCGCTACGGAAAGCACGCAGGTGCGTGTATCTTCTGACCATCCCTGCTTGTCGCCTAACAGGATAGCTTGCACCCAAGTTTCCTCGGGCGTAGGTATGGGGGGAGGTGGTTCGTAGAGCAAGCCAATCTTGACCTTGCCCGTATCGTAAGGTGTGTGTTTCATTTAGTTATTTCTCCTTGATGGATACATTATTTGTCTAGTGTTGGACAAAAGTCAATACCCTCTCCAATAAAAAATATCGGCAATAAGTACTATTACCGCTAACAAAAGTATTATTCTTTCGAACTTTTCATAGGGTGTCATCATTCTTCATCCTCCTCGTCTTTGTTTAGTTGGTCAGCCCACTCCTTGATGTCTTGCTCGGTGTACATAGACAGTATCCAGTTAGCTAACTCATGCACAGGGTTCTGCATGATGCTGTCATACATCATGTTCAGTATGTCTTTGCCGTAGCGTGCTTCTATTTCTTCGGGTGTCATTTTGTTTCTCCATCTTCAGTAGGCTCAACGCCTAGGTTACGCATGACTTCCAGTAGCAGTACATGAATGTCCACGAAGTACTCGGATGAGTACGCCATTGGTTCAATCAGGTAGTTGCGCAGGTCTGCCTCGATACAGCGCAGGTGTAGCGCGGTGGTGTCTGATACTTTCATTTCGTTTCTCCTTGGGTTAAAAATGTGGGGGCAAGCCCCCACTACGAATCAAGTCAACAGTGCAGCAAGGTTGGCTTGAACGACACAGGCTTGCGCACATCCCATGACAGGTAGTAACACACAACCTCAGCGATAGTGCTGACCGCACCATACGACTTGGTAGCCATGCTGATAAGACCAGACGCATCGCCCTCCATCAGCATATCGTAGATGCCCTGCTCGGCAACGCACAAGTCGTCACGATGTGTGTACGTGAGTGGCTCAGGCTGGAACAAGTGGAGCACAGTAGTCAGCGTGTACGCAGGCATCTGGTCAAGCCATATCTCCAGCGTCTCAACGTCAGCCTCGGTCAGTGCAACAGCAAGGTCTTCAGGTGTTGGCTGAACGAAGCCATCCTCGTCATCGGGGAAGTCATACGCTGCCTCATCGTAGTTGGCGCTGTGTGCGCTGACACCACGGGGCTTGATGTTGAAGCTAGCGTTGTAGTCATACATCTCGTCGTACTCGTCATCCATGTAGCCGCCATATGCACTGGTGTACTTGTACGACTTGAGTGCAGTCGTGCTCTTGTAGCTTGGGATCAGGCGTGATGGTGTCCACGCATAGGTATTGCTGAACCACAAGTCATCGTGCTCGATACCCTGATCGAAGTTGACGTGCTGCATACGACCCTCGCCATTCATGAACACGAAGCGGTTGTTGCCGATGAACTCCTCGAGCATAGCCACGAAGCCTGCGTCATACACAAGGTCAGGGGCAGAGGACACAGCGCTGTGCAAGTAGTCCTTGATGAAGTGCCATGTGTCAGACTTGGACTTGTCAGCGGCATTGCCTGTATGCAGTACGCCGTTGTGCATCATGGCGATGAAGCCAGGGATCACATCGTATGGATGGCAGTTGAGCATATCGGTCTTGCCGTGTGTAGTCCAGCGGAAGTGGATAGCAATCTCACGATCGTCTTGAGGCAGGCGCTGAATGAATGCAGTAGCATCGCCGAGATTCTTGGGCAAGGACTTGGTGACCTTGAGCCCCTTGGCTGTGCCGTACATGAACCCAATGCCGTCAGGGTTGGATGTGAAGATGTCGCTGAGTAACCCGTGCGTGTCGAGCAGGGTTGAACGAACTTTGGAAGACTTGCCAGTAATGATTAAACACATAATAAACTCCTTGAGGTAAAAGAATGGGGAAAGTTTTCCCCGTTGGTTGTTGTTGAATTAAACGGAAGCAGTGCCATCAACATCGGCAGGCACAGGGCGCTGACCCTGAATCAGTGAGTTGAAGTCGTCTTCTTGCAGACGCCACACGTCGTTGTCACGCACGTAGATCACATCCTCGTCACCGATCTGCTGATAGTTGCCGCTGTACGGGAACACACACAACTGCAAGCCGATCACCCTGAAGTATGTGAAGTACAGCCCGTGTCGGGTAGCGTAGGCACGTATACCACCGCCATCCTCATGCGCTATCTCCATCCGATACTCGTGGTCACACCCGTGAGGGCGTCGGGTTGTAGCGGCAACAACAGGGGGCACAGTGTCAGTGCAAGTAACCTCGGCAGGGGCAGAGGGTTGCTTAGATGCACCATGCACAGCACGCACGCCATACCACTTGACTAGCGCAGGGTACTGACCCGCCACAGTCTTTAGCCACTTGACGAACGATGTGCCGTTGAGATCACGCCACGATGCGACACGGCAGAACATGACAGACGCATGAGTGAACTCGATCTGTGCAAGCAGTCGCTCCTTCTTGAGTGATGCACGGAAGATGCGAAGCTCGACAGTGTTGTACCTGCCGTTGTAGCTGTTGTCCATGCTAAGACCCAAGCGCATAGCCTCACGAGCGCCTAGGTTGCACATATTGACCATGCGATAGCGCTCACCCGACTTGCCCTTGACCGCAGTCTTGGGGTTGACAAGTATGGACTGGTGCTCAGCGGCGCAGTAGCTACGGGCTTGGTCATCGACAGATGGATGACGACCTGCAATCTTGCGAATGAAGTCGACATTGGCAGAGCTGTTGATGAACATCAAGAACTTGCCAAGCGTCATCTGAGTGAACGCACGAGAGTCAATGTGCACGTGCATACCGCACTTGCCTGTGTTCCATGCACGATAGGCTGGGTCAATGTCCCAAGCCTTGAACTTCTCGATGTGCGTGGCAAGACCATGCGGAGAAGTCACGACCTCGAAGCCGTTGGATGGAAGCGAGCCGTCACTCTTGATGATGCAGTATGAGGAACCGAGACGGCTACGCACAGACTCAGCGGCTGACTCGCTGTAGTCATCGCCCGAAGTCATCTCAAGCTCGATGCCCATCGTGAACTCACCGAAGTGAGACGAC